TGGCATTTAGGTCTCCTATGCGGTTTGCTCGTAGCGGACGCTCAAGCGTATGTCTGCAACCAATAAATTGGTTGTTCCTACTGTTGTTACTGACGGCCTATCGACTGTCGATAACTCATACTTGGAAACGTTTAGCGCTCCAAGAATACTAATTATTAATTGCTCTAAATTGTCTAGTGATGCCGCGTTGCTGAAATACGCAACGCAAGCAGTTATTGTGTAATTCAATCTGACTCTAGTTGTTGTTTTACCTAAAACTTCTAGCTCCATATAAGGGGCATCTGGAACAACTACAATTGCTGGGACTATTGGCGCTTCTGGAACTGAGTCATAGATATTAGCGGTGCATCCAGCCAAAGCGGTCTTGATAGCGCCTCGGACATCTGTGGCAATTGTTGATGGCATTAGCCCACCATCGTTTCTATATCAAGATAAGGGCCAAGTAAGCCAGTTACTTTGGCAAGTAAATTCTTAGATAGGCGATAAGGGGTAACTGCAAAATCTACGCCTTCTATTGATCCACCAGCGGCTGTTCTGGCTTGGAAAATTTCTACTGAAATGGTTAGGACTGCTGCCTCTACATTGGGATTAGCAACATAGGTTGAAGCGCCAGTAAGAGTTGCCTTGCCAGCAGGAATTACATTGAATTCAATTACATCTGCGCCAACTAATGCGACTGTGAATTCTAGGTTTAGATTGCCAATATTAAAGTTGGCTGGGTTAGTAAAATTAGGAAACTCAAAGTAAAAGTCTGGGCCAATATCGGTAATAGTGTGAGTGCCGTTGAAGGTGTTATTTACGCCAGTGATAACTACTGACTGACCTACGCTAAAAGGGTGCTCTCCCTGTGTAGTAAATACGACTACATCATCGGAGCGCTCGACCTTGGCAATTGGCGCTGAATAACTGACTAGCATTGGAAGCACTAAGTTTTCAGCTGCATCACATATGTCATTGAGATAAGCATCGTTATACAGGGATGACGAAACGCCAAGAATCGTCCTAAGCTCTGTGGCCGTAACTATTGTTGGCATTTCGTCATCCTTTCAAGCAGTTAGGTGAGCGGCCAGCTCGGGAGCGGACTGGCCGTCACTATTTATGATTTATCAGCTCTTGTTAAACCAGTTAGCTGAAGCGCCAACCTTGGTTGCAAGTGCGCCATAGCCATAGTAAGCAACTTCAATCTGACCATTTAGTGCAACATTGGTCTGGAGACGGAAACGGCTTGACTCATACCAAGTGTAACCTTCTGGATTTAAAACTACCATTGAATAATCTCCAAGGCCAGTTCCACCAGTTCCAGCAAATGCGCGATCCACATAAAGGTCAAGACCTAATACATTTCCGCGGATGCTTTGTGGGGATACTACTCCACCAGCGTTTTGTGGTTGTGACGCAGTGTAGATAGGGCGTCCAGCATCGTTGTAGGACATAATCTTGGCCCATTGCTCAGCACTTACTACTAAATTACGAGCAAAACCAAGTGATGCTTTATAAACTGCAGCAGCAGCTGCTGATACGAAGGTTAGCAAACCATCTTTATCTTCTGTAGTTGCTGTTGCATTTAGAGTTCCGTTGTTGGCAATTTCTCCAGATACAAAAGCGTTGGTAGCTTTTGCATAAGCAAATTCCATTTGGCGCACTAGCTCATCAAAGAATACTGGTGAGCTTCGGTCTAGTAACTCTACTGAGAAAGTCTGGCCGCCAGCATATTTATTTACTGAAACTGATATGAAGCTGTTTTCCATTCCAGTTTCACCAACTGGTTGAGCTTCATTAACATCTGCAACTGTTGGAACTACTGTTAGCTTTGGAATCTCAAAAGTCATACCAGCATCTGGTAAGACACCGCGAGAAATTGCATCAATCGTTGGACGATCAGCATTTGAGAGAGGATTTACAATCTCTGTTAGCTGACGGGTTGGAATTAAGCCAGCGTTATTTGTTGTGGTGTCATCTGCTGCCATAACATACTGGCGAGCTGCGTCATCACCGAGTTTAGCGCGAACGCTATTCTCTAGATATTTTGCCTTGGTAAATTCAAGGCGAGGTGCTGTGTAAAAGGCTGGGCGAGCTGCCTCAACCATATTTGCTTTAGCTGCTTCAACCGCTTCTTCAACGGCAGGAGCAGGAGCAGTAGTGTCAGACACTTGGTCTCCTTCGTTTGGTTTCTCTGAATCAGCGGTTGCTAAATCAGAATCTTCTTTTGGTGCTTCATTCTCAGAAGCTGCTACTTCGCTTACGCGAGCAGAATCAATTGCAGGATCAGTTACTAGAGATACTTCATCTAGGGTCGCTGAGGTAATCTGCATAATGCCTTTGTTATTGGTCCATTCGTTTATCTGGGCTCCAACGCTAAATCCATCGCGCAAGCCTTCAGTTGCTTCAACTAGGGCATCTTCTCCAGCCATAGTATTGGCAATCTTAAAAGTAGCTTCGATGCCAGACTTAGTTACATTGTGAGAGACCATCTTGCCGATTGGGCGAGTGCGGTCGTGCTCAAGAAGCAACTTAACTGGCTTCATTTCGATTGAATCAGCTGCAAAGACTGTTGGGCCAACTGAAGTATTGCCTTGCTCATTCCAAGTCACAATAGTTCCAGTTATGGTGCGCTTAATTGTGTCGGCCGCTGTAACGACCATTGGGATATTAACTTTCATTTGGAATCAAATCTTCCTCTCGCTGAATTTGCTCAACGCTCATCGCGCCAATGCGGTTTAGGATTTCATAAACTTGAGCTCTCTCTAGCGCGTTACCGCGTAGGAAGTCATCAAGTGCAAAGCGCGTCATTACTGGATTAGGTGTGAAGTCCGGCAATGATAGGCGTTCCTCAATTGCCTTAAGTATTGGGCGAAGTGAGAAATCTACTAATGAGCGCCGCTCGGACACCGCGTTTGAGTAAGTCATAGAAGTCGTTTCGGCGCTCAAGAAGTAGGCAGGTATTCCACAAGCCCGAGCTAATTCTAGTGCTACATATTGACGCGCTTCGGCAAGTTGCATTGATTTAGGATCAAAGCCAAATTGCTGTAATTCTACATCTGCATTTAGGAAAGCAGTTGAGCGAGATTGGCGAGCAGTTTTCCAAGCAGTTAGCAAGGATGAAATTCTTTCGGCAGTTAGATTAGTGCCATTGGACTTCAATACCATTGAAGGCGCTGGCTCTTTAGCATAATTAACTGCTGCGTTCTCAAGATAAACTGCTGCTGCTATTGTTTTGCCAGCTCTGTGGAGTAAGCCTTCATCTCCACCATCAAATCTTATGATTGAACCTACGCCGCTAAGCGGAACTGCTTTACCATCAACTTTGTAGCCAGTAATTGTGGTGTTAAGGAAATCGGTATCAACTGTAACTCGGTCTGGACTTACGCGAGTCCAAGCTCTTACGCGACCGCCATCTGTTGCGCTATACATCTCAAGCACTTGACCATAACCAGCGCCATATAGCCAGATATCTTCTGCAAGCCAGCAATAGATTACAAATCCTGCAACTCTTGGGTCTGGCTGATTGATAACTCTGTGTGGATCAACATACTGGCCAGTGATGCGATTAAAAGTTGTTAAAGGTAATGAGCCAATAGTTCCGCATATGATATTGCGAGCTCTTGCAACGGATGGAACGCTCATTGCTAATTGGCGAGTGGTATTAGTTGCACCGCCAAGGATATTATAAACTGAATCTGAAATCTGAACTGGTGTTAGAGCTGCTTGAACATCAGTAACGGCAATAGGGCGCTTGGCCTCAACTGCTGGAAATAGGAAATCTCTTATAGCACCCATTACTTACATTGTAAATGAACCGACTTACACTATTTGGATATCTACGCTACTTTCAGACATAGTTGCATAGTGTGTTGCTAAGGCCGATGCAATTGCTCCACAGATTGTCGTATTACTTACCTTGCGACCCATTACCCAGCCGCCGTCTCCAAAGGGTAGCTTGACGGCGGATAGGCATTGCTTTGTCAGCTCATCTTGTCCCGAGTGAGCCAACCGCTGAGATGAGATTGCTCCCAGTAACTCATCGCAGCTTTGTGCATAGTCAAGGCCATCTATCGGCTCAACCCTAATACCAGCAGGAGCTAATCGCGCAGCTACTGCCGAAGCGGTTCTGGCTGAATAGGCAACCAGTTGAACTGGATACTTTCGCACCCATTCCGCTACATCATTAGCCATTGCTTTATCATCCAGATTGGCAGGGTTATGCCAAGTCTGAAGAAGTATGACTTGGAACTTATCGCCCTCAAGTCTTTGGCTAGCGACTAGCGCCGCTTCTTTTCTACTAGGGCTTAGATCAATAGCCAACCAAGTATCAGATTCAGGGTTGAGTCGAAGTCCCTCAACTTTGCAACTCTCCCACTGAGACGGATTGATAACTGGGTTAATCGTATCGACCCATTGACATAAGACTTCTGTGCGCACAATATCTTCGGGGTCTGACAATACAGCTCTTATGTTGTCTGGATGAACTGTTATGCCAAGTGACGGATTTGCTTGGCAGACACCTAGCCAGAAGGCTGGTGAGTTATCGAATTTAATACCAATAGGGGCTGACCATTCAAACCAGCCAATATCATCATTGCCACCGAATATGGCGGCCATTGCTCTTTCTCTAAGTTTATTTAGAACGATGCTGTGTTGATCTCCAGCATTTGAATAAACCCATATTTGAGGATTGGCTGAAGCCATTTGCGTATATCTAAGAGCAGACCAGACATCCTCATCTTTATACTCTCTAGCTTCGTCCAGGTGTATCGTTTCAGGGGCTGCGATGCCTCTACCAGCCGAGTTATTGGCTCGGACGATATATCGGCGGCCTTCAGTAAATTGAAGCTCTTGAAATCCCTTGCTTTCCAGTTTCTTAGTAAATTCAGCAGCTAGCCTTGGATTCTGTTCAATAATTCCATAGATTTTATAGAATAGCTCCGCTGAAGTAGTTAGCTTATGAGCAGTATGGACTTGCAGCTTTTCCTTTAAAACATAGATTCTAAATAGAATTTGAAGCGCCATAAAGGTTGATTTACCTTGTTGCCGAGCGCATAGCAAGGTGACTACTGGATGAGCCCATCGGCCATCAGGTTTATATTTTAAAGTATGGTGAGCTAGCCATTGTTGCCAAGGCATCAAAGTAAAGCCGATTTCCTCGCAGAATTTAATCATTTGCTCGCCATAAGAGGGATAATCATTCAGTTTTGTGTGAATTCTAGGTTCTGGCACACCTCGGTAAGTCGATTCGTCCCTGATACGGACAATCTCACCCAATTCAGCCAGAGCAATCTCTTTCATTCTGAATAGTGCCTAGCCGAGCCATTTTCAGGGAAAATCTTCCCAAT